ATACTCACGTGTACCCCACGTGACAATCTTCTTACTATTGAAATCCTTAATGGTAATGCATAGCATCTCCTCAGCAGATGCTTCTACATCAGGGAAACCATTCTCACATGCGACCTCAATGTCAATCGTATAGATCTTCATCTTGGTCATGTCATAATCTACATCAGAAGGAAACTTCTGAGCAACATGTTGATACAAGAATCTCTCATACCCATGCACCTCTAGACCAGCAGCATTCTCATACTGTCTAAGGAAGTCACGTGCCTCTCTAGCACCGTCAAACTGCTTGGGATATGCTTTCCTACCGTCCAAGGTTTTATACTTGGAGGGTTTCTTCTGAGCGTCAGGTACCAGATACATTACTGGCTTTGACTTCTCTCTATACTGCACAGGTTCTCCATCCTCATACCCACGGTATAGAATGTCGTCACCTAATAAACAAAGATTTGTATAGAAACTACTCACTTATTGCTTCTTCGTACAACTTGGTCACCGTTAAGGATGGATCCAGTATAGTCATAACGTCCTCACTTGTCAAGAAGATGTCACGTTGACTGCTGTGCAAGGGGTACTCCTCAAGGTTACCCTCTGGTGTCACATAGTAACACTCCTCAATCAATAAATTAGGTTCTTCATCTAATTCTGTTATTTTACCCAGCAAATAGGTTGTCGGGTGGTGTTTCAGAATAATCAACTTTAGCATCGTCTTTCTTTAATGATTTGTATTTCGTTATTGCCTGTTGCCAACCCTCTATTACATTAGTATGAGGATCAGATATTGATACCACTGAATACAGTGTAACAATGTTTCGGCCTGTCCCTAAAGGTGACCAAGGAAAAAATTCCAATTGGATCTCACCCAACTCATCCATAGGTGTCTCCACCTCCTCGTTGAACATATCCTCAGTTGATCTAAGAATTGTTACAACAAATGCATCAAGGAACTCATATGCAATGGCAGACTTACCTGACTCAGGACGGATCTCCTTTACGTCAGCTACTACGTCCTCTCCGTTTTGCATTCTTACGACCTTTACGCTCATAGTCTCTCTCCATTAGGTTGTCAAATGTAAACTTCACCATGTCAACGAAGGCACGTCGAGCAGTGATATTCTTTTCTTCAGCAAGGATGTGTACCATCTGGTTGAACTCATCAGTATACACTGGTGGGATATCAACTGTCAAGGTGTCCTTCCTTTCTTCTTTACCTGAGCACAGGTTTACATACATGTTCATGTTAAACTCCAAACAAAAAGAGACCCTTAAGGTCTCTTCGGTTGTGTTTTATATATGTCAGTAGTCACCATCTCCTGTCTTACTCTCCACCCACTCAGCATTGTTTCTACAGAATGCATCAGCATCTATTTGCATATGCCAATGTGTAACAGTGTGCATAGCTTGGATGGTAGTGGTTGTAAACAATAACATAACTGGGATACACCACAATGGGTGCATCATCACATCACCTGGTTTGTTCATGATAGGTAATCCTTCCGAGCATGATGCTCTGGTACTACCTTACCTAACTTGACAACGAGGAGTCCGTTGTTGAAGGTAACGTCTGTGACGTGGGTGTCTTCTGCGATTGTCCACGACCTCTTGAAAGTTCGCTTAGCCAATCCCCTGTGGATAAACGTCTCTTCCTCCTCTGGTTCAGATTTGGTTCCTTCGATATGAAGTTTTCCATACTCTGTGTAGACATTGACTTCCTCCTTGCTGAAACCTGCTAGTGCTACCTCTAATCTAGACTCGTGATTGTTTATGTGTACAATATTAAAGGGTGGATAATTCTGAGCTTCTATTGCATTGAAGTTCTCGAAGTAATCATCCAACCCTAACGAGTTAGTAAAAATCTTGTCCATCAACTGAGGTAAATCAGCTGCACGGTATCTCTGTATCTTAGACATAAGTCCTCCTTAAATAAGCGAGTTGTTTAATTTGGTCCCCGAAGGCAACCGTAATTATTTATACAGGTTAGTACATTTGTTACAGTACGGTTTCTGCTAAATAGAAGTACTTCTACTTAGGAAATGGAATGAAAAAAGCATTCTTGCTTTTTGGAATGATTTTGATGAGTGGCACCGCAGCACGTGCCGATCTGACTCATAGACTTAGTAGCTCGACTCAATTACAAGTGGATGCGGGTTATACACAGGTGTCTAGGGCAGCTAATTCTTATAGTACCAGTGGATCTGGTGTCTCAACAACTATTACACCGTCAGGTGGTAGTGCAGCTAGCGATCTAGGTGGTATACAATCTGTCAGCACAGCAGGAGCAGCAACATTTGCTCTACCTGATGCAGCACAAACCACTCAAGGAAATGCATATAGTTTCACACAGTCAGTATCTTTAGGTGACAGTATAGTTACTACTGCTGCTGACGTAGGTGATGTATTAGGTTACTCCAACATAGTATCGACAGCACCTGGTACCGTTGGTAATTTGGCTGGTACCATAACTTCAGCAGGTGCTATGGCGATAACAGCTGGTGGGGCTGGCACCTCGGCTACTGGTCAGTTTGTCACAGAAGTCACCATACGCTAAGGATGCTACATAATGAAACGAGTTTTAGTACTACTACTGCTTAGTTTCGGGGGCACTGCTGCACAAGCAGTCCCCGTGGTACCAAACTTTCAGCAAGGTTCTATGACGAGCCACACTCAGACTGAAAGTACGGTAACAGAGACAATTAACTCAATTGATTTTAGGACAGGATGGGAATACACAGTGAGTGGGGTAGGCGTATCGGCAGACGGAGACGCACTCAACCCCAACGTGAATACATCAACGGTGACAGTAGCACCCTCAGTGGGGTCAGGGGAAGGAGCCATAACAGGTACCGTAACTTCATCCTTCGACAACTTGGACTTCGACAACTCAACGAAGTTTACGATAAGCACTCCAGGAGAGGCGTTTCAATTCGTACAGAGTTACCAAGGACCAGGGATGACCAACCAAACTCTGATACAAAGAGTCACCACCGTAACAAGCGTAACCGACACAACAAGTACGTTTACCCAGTAATAGCAACGGGTCTCATACTTAATGGTTTAATGCCTCTTAAGGTACTAGCCGAAGGTGTGGGTGGTGTTAGTGCAACAGCGAACCCTATCGCTAATAGTTCTGGCTCAGTTACGAACCAGGCAATACAAGTTTTACAAGGTCCATACATAACCAACACCTATGGTGGTGGTGTGCAGTGTCAGGGTAGTACCTTTAACCTAACTCCCTACATACAATTTGCCGACTCTCGGAAGGATCCTTGGGTCGATTTTTATGATGAACCACAATACAATACTACTGACGTGTCAGGTAAGACAACTCCTACGACAGTGACAGTTAAAAACTATCCGTGGGAAGATTGGTATGATAATAGGACTAAAGCAGATGGGACTAGATGGTTCCCTGATGGAGAAGATATACAAATAGAGATGGATCTAGATGGTCCTAATGGTGTGCCAGATATCGTTGATGGTAATGGCACTATGACACCTTCATGGTACAAACCAGTAAGGACTGACATGTCTGCTAACCAGTCATTCAATGCTGGTCTCTCTGCTACTCTATCAATACCACTGAACAGGAAGTTAGTTAAGCAATGCCATGAGGCGGCTGCTGCTCAGATCAGTATGCAAAATCAATTAGTATCTAACAAGAGATTAGACTTCGAGTTAGCTCGTCTTAAAAACTGTGGTGAACTCAAGAAGGCTGGCATCATGTTCCATCCAGCATCTCCATACCATAGTGTATGTGCTGACGTTGTAGTAACAGCACCAGGTGGTACTCTGGTACCACATGAGCATCAGTTACCTAAACCTCAGTGGACTAACCCTTCTTCTTCAGAGGTGGTAGACCCTTCTTCTCTCGGTACTTCTCAGTCATCCGTTCCTGTAAATTCGGACGGCGTTCTTCCTTCTTCCCAAGAAGTTTCTGAACTTTCGCAATCACCTTCTTCACAACAGGCTTCACAGCTTTCAGGAGCAGATCTGCTAGGGGTTTGGCAAATAGGGCGGATGCCGTCGCAACAGTAGCAATCGTTGCAGTGGTAGTTACGATACCAACAGAGGGTAGATACTGCTCTACTGCTGGTACTGGCTCCCATATGGTCTCACAGATTTTACCGTCAGGTGTTAGTTTATATTCTTTAACTTGCTCATCACCCTTCTGATTCCTATCACCTACACGTCTAGCATTAGGTGGAGGACACTCTACTGGACCATCAGTTGTTGGTGTATCAGGTGCACCTGGTGCTTCTGGTGTACTTAAATCTGGATCACCTGTATCCACACCAGATTCATCTTCTCCTTGATCAGGGGTGATAGTTTGCCATGTCAATTCTCTAGCATCATAGTTAGGTGGATGATAGTATGGCATCCCTGCATCACATAATACTACGTTACCTTTAGGGTCATCATTGACCAGCATCTTATTCTTAGATGGGTCTCTACCTGTATTCTCCTTATTAATCATCACACAACCAGGCATATCAACGATGGGTGTGCCAGCATGTATCACCACTGGTGGTGATAATGGTTGAGTTACCTGTGGACTCGTCATCCAAGTGCGTAGGTCAGCTACATAGACATTACCTACAGGTCTGATGAATGGTTGGCTCACATAATTAGAACGTATCAAAGGGATACCTGTGCCGTTAACACGGATGTTAGGTATACCAGTACTAGGCGTGGAGATATAAGGTATGTCCATGCACTATATAGTTATTTAACTGTAAGGGGTGGAGTCGAACCACCAAGTCCCGCAAGCAGAACAGCAGGGAAACAGCCTGCCACGT